ACCGCCAAGATAGTAGATCACCACCGCAGCAACACCCATAGCGACGACCTTGACCAGCGCCAGCCCGGCAACAACGCCAAGCCGCTGCATGATCCACGCCACCACCAGATTGTTTTCATGCCCACCTTGCTGCAAGACCCTCATGGTGGTCCAGTAGTCTGCGACCTGCAAGATGATCAGGATGCCGAGTAGAATTTCTGTCATGTTAGCACCTCATCCGCTTCTGTCAATCAACACGTTATTGACCACGATCCACGCATAAAACACTATCAACGTTTTATCCATGATTGCATAATTACGTCGCCACCGATCTGAACAGTGAGTATTGCAACACAATTGCCTCCGCCAAAGCGCCTGCCGAAACATTCCGAACATCAATAATGACCGTATTTTCCGACGCCCGCCGTGCATTGAGTGTGTATGCCCCAAAGGTGCCGCCTGATGTGTGGCTTAAGATAAGTTGATCCGCCGCAGACAAGTTGGCCCCGGTCATTGTCAGCACAAAAGAAACGGTCGTATTGGCAGCGAGGCTTGCTGCGTCCATTGTAATACTGCCGCAGACTTTTGCATTTGTAACGCCGGTCGCCTTGCTGGTTGTTTGGATCACAGCCCCACCAGCACCCGCAGCATAGCCAATGCCAGAAAGAGGCGCTGCTGACAAAATGCTAACGCCGGAAACGACATTGCCCTTCACATCCGCAAGACTGATCGTCGCCGTGCCGGTCCCGCCCGTGTCGTGAAACAAGGTCAGCCATGCGTTCTGCGTCGTCGCTGTAAACGTGCAGTAAAACGTCCCGGTCGTCGTAATATACCCGAAGTTCACGTAATCAGAGCCTCCGGATGTCGTGCCAGCACGGATGATCATCCTTGAGCCTGCGCCTGCGATAGTCACGCTCACAGTATAGGAGCTGCCGACAACCGTTCTGAAGTTTTGTTTGCCCGAAGCCGTTGTGGGGAGGTTCAGCAACCCGCCGGAAATAGTGGCCCCGCCTGCCAACTCCCAGATACTTGAATCTGCAAAGTTATTGTTGGCAATCAGGCTTACGTTCGCAAGGGACGGGGCGATGTATGCATAGGACATATCGGTTCTATAGGATTTCCCGCCGATGGTGAGGTTGTAAATCTGGGTTGATTTTGGATCGACCTGGAAAAGATCGCCAGTGGTGTTTAGTTCTGTGTCGCCGCCGACAATCGTGTTGTTGCTACCTACCCCGTTGATGTAGATGCCATAGCCTGCATTCGCCTGGCACAGCGGGTTGATGATGGTCCACCAAGCTGAATAGTCGATATAGATGCCGTGCGACCCGTTGTTCGACGTGGATGGGGCAATGATGGTCCCTGTGTTGCCGCTCGACGGCAACCCCGCCGCGCCGTCGCTGAGATGTATGCCGTGCCGGCCGTTGGCCTTCGACGAGGGCCGATTAAGGAGCACGGAGTTTGTGTTGTTCCCGCTGACATCAGCGCCGACGCGGATGCCGTCTTGCCCGCAGCCTTGCACATAGGGTAGGTTCATGACGACGCCATTGCCATTGATTACGTAGCCGTCCCCCGTATTACCAGAAACTCCTATGATGCCGCCATTGTCGATTCGCGTATTGGACCCATTGATCGTCACAAGAGGCCCTGAAACGGAGGCGTCTTTTTTGAGGTAGGACGTTGGGAGGCTACCTGACGCATTGCCAGGGCTGCCTGTGAAAACCCAATGCTCCTTAGCCGTGATCGTCTGTTGCAAAGTGAGTAGCACAATGCCGTCGATGACAAGGGGCTTTCCAGCGGCAGTGGCTCTCGCCTTCACAAACGCCACCGTGTCATCTATCGACCCATCCCCGACTACACCGAACGCCGTGGCGCTGTAGCGTCCACCCTGTCCCGCCAGCACATACAGTTTCACCCCGCCCGCCGTGGTGACATGATGATCCGTAGCAGCCGATGCGGCCACCTTATAGCTGAAGTGCTCTTCGAGTGTGGTGAAGTAATCCCCCTCAACTACTGTCCCGGCCATACCCTCGATGTAGGTTTTTTCAACATCCCCCAGCACCGCCGCAACGGTTTCAAATGTCCCGGCAGGACGTTCCGTCACAGTTACCGCCGATTTAACCGTAACGTTTCGCACAGCATCAAAATACAAATACGAATTGGCTCGCACATAGGGGAGTTTCGTGCTAGCAGTATCGAAAGTTGGGATAACTATTGCTTTACGTTTATCGTTCCCAATATCCTGCACCATCATGGTGAGCCTATCCCACACTTCCATAGCCACAGAGGCGTAATAGGCAGTTTGATTAGTGACTTCAGTAGTTTGAGTATGCGGAACTTGTCGAGCAATAAATAGTTTATAATCTGCTCCTATGGGCGCGCCGGACAAAGGATAGGTTACATCGCCTCCAGTGTCACTACCCAAACCAGTAATACTATATTCCTCCGCAGTCAAGACTACCGGTGCCCACGTTGCTATAGAGACAAGAATAACCACCGCGCTAGCCGCATCTGGAATCTTAAAAGAATAGGGGAAAATCGTAGTAGCCCCATTTCCAAGAAATATAACCGAATTCAGCGTGTTTGTAATGGTCATTTAATTTCTCCTTTCCGGGAGGTCCAGCGTATCCACAACTATATCCTCCATTGAGTCGAAAATTCTCCGCGCCCAAACCAGTTGGTTATACGGAAAAAGCTGTCGCAATGTATGCGCGGTCGAAGCGGTAGGGCTGTCTAACCCTTGTAATGCTTCGAGTATTCGAGTAGTAGTTGTGTAGGTAGGACCGCCAACTGCGCGCAACGCTGTGCTAGCCGCCCGAGTATTCCGCCCCTCACCACCGCCAAAAAGCCAATAATCATTCAATGCCGGAATGGCTGCTCCGAGTTGTTGTAATTGCCCACTAGCAGAAAATAGAAACGACCTACTCATAGCTTCGTAAAGCCATTGTTGTGGCGTAGCATTCTCCATTCTTTCTTGCATTCGCCCGCCTGTAGCCATAGCAACAGTATAATACGCAAGTGACCCGAGGGCAAGTGAAATCATGGTGCCGGACATGAAAGCCATATCCTGTTCCTGCAACCCATGAATTAGCATTCGATTAATTGCCATGAAATTATAGGATTGAAATTGGCCTAGGAGTTTCCCAAGAATGTTCCCTGTAGTCCAAGTTGGCCGATCAATCCCGCTGTTAAAAATGGCGTTGTCTACAAGAGTTTTCGCCAAGGCTCGCACAGAGGTTACGGCATCTAGATCTTGCCATTTATCCCCGTTGGGAAGCCGTAACCCCGGACGCACTTCTGAACTTCCCCCCTCTAGCCCATATTGATGCCAAATTCGCCGAGCCATATCCTCGCCAAGGCCGTTCCGCGCGAGCAACTGTTGCGCCCAAAGAAAATCAGTATTTCCCGCACCTTCGGAAACGGCCTTAACAGCCCGGGAAATATCCGCGTAGGCAGCGGTAACGGCAATCATTTCCATTTGATCAGTTAGTGGAGCCAGAAGATTAAGAATTGACATCCGTTTAGCCAGTTCATGCACTACTCGTTCAGGCACACTTTTACGCAGTTCTGTGCCGATAGCGGTGCCAAACAACCCCTCTGCGCGATTGCCAACTAGGATAGTATTAATCCCGAGGTAAGCGGAAGCCGCCTCTTCCCGAGTCATCTTGATCGCTTTCGCATCCATCATCATCCGGCGAGTGCCGCCCTTTATCATCTTTGACAGGCCTAGGTGCACCACAGTCGCGCCAATATCCGCAATGTTCGCTACTGCGGCACCGCCCATAAACTGCGTCACGTTGGCGTCTAGAACAGTTCGGCCCAAACGGTAGAAAAACCCTTCAGGGTCTAATGGACGGCCATGCTGGAAGCGTAATCTTTCAATGATAACTTTCATATCATCAGTTGCACGGACAAATTGCCTCTTTTGCTTGAGGGCAAGTTTTTCCCGCATTGCCGGGGTGATAAGTTTTAGTTTCGATATATCCGTAGCAGATATCCCTGAGAGCGTAACCGGCTCTCCGCGCAGCGTGTGTGTCGCCGCCGCCAGGCGTTCCGCCAATAGATTATCCTCTGCAGTCAATTCCTCCAGAAATGACTCTGCATTTACCTTCCCCGTCGCTCGCCACAATTCAAGGTCGGGCGCGATGTGTCGGGCATATACCTGCATAATATGCGAAGCATCCCGGATTAGCCATTTCTTCTTCACCTCATACGGAATAAACAGTAGTGAGCGAGTCTTCTCCGCGCCGCGAATATCACCGAGTAGATCAAGCGCCCCAATTCTCGCGTGAGAGCCGACAAGGTTATGGTAAAGATGATTGACTTCATCCAACGCGGAACTGTTGAAATTCGCTACTCCCTTAAGGGCGCTTACATCTTCCCCGCCTCGCTCCCGCCAATGAGTTTCAAATGCAGCCAGAGACTCATCCATATCCCGTGAAACCTTAACCAGCTCTTCTTGCCTCCATCTAGTTCGCTCTTCTACGTCGAGAGTCTTTATTTTCTCACGTAGATGTTCGGCTCGGACAGCCTTTCTCGCGTTGAGGTCCGCCGCTTTAGCCTGCCGTAGGCTTCCCGCATCCCGTAACACCTCTCGCGCAGCTTCCCGGTCCAGCGTCTCAATACTTTCAATTTTCTTAAACAACGCAACGGTGCGATCTTCTAGTGCTAAGGCTTTATCGACTTCCACATCGTGCTTAGCTACATCACTCAATAGTGATTGCGAGTGCAGCCGGTGTTGGGTGGCGGCGGACAGACGAATAGCATTAGTGAATCGTTCCCATAGTTTATCCGCCTCAGTATCAAGCACCTCGTCCGTTAGCGAGGTAAGCTTCTTATCCAGTGCAATCGCCGCTCGCCCTTCAGTGTCGAAACGTGCTATTTGCGCCTCTTCTAAGTCGTCAATCGTATCGAGTAACTTAGCTTGCTGATCACTTAGTTGGGCGCCAAGACGGTCGAGGAGTCTCTTTTCCCCTTTCGCCGCATTGAGTTTTTTTACTGCACGAAGATACCCCTCCCCAAGATTCTTCTTCGTTTCTCGATTTGCCCGTGCAACAGCCTTTTCAGTTTCCCCCGCATCACGCAGTTGCTTTCGCATAACAGCTAACGTAGCATTGCCGGAAACTAATTCCTGATCGGCGGAAAGTTTACGGATATCCGCCTCGATAGCGGTATAGCGCGCCCGTAGTTGATCGGGGGTGAGCGAAAGTAATTGAACATAGTTTTCCGCCGCCATTCGAGCGTCGTTGAATTCCCCTACTGCATCGCGAAATTGTGTTTGCTTCCGCTGCACGAACAACGGGAGCATATCACTAGTAAACTCCCCCCTGTTTTTTGAAATTGCCACGGAATCGTAAACTTGGTGGAAGAATTTACTCAACCCCTCGCCTAACGCAGCGTCAAGATTAACAAAAATTTCCTTTTCCCCGGTAAGTTCTTCACGATAATTTTGCGCATCCTCAATTTGCGCGCGGAAATAATCAATATACTTTCCTACTCTCTCTACACCTTGATTGATTGTTTCCTCAACGTGAGGGATGCCCGTAGCATAGGCATCGGTGACGGCTTCCCGAAACGCCATAGGTTTCATTTTCCCGGCAGGAGGGGAAAAAATAGTGCTATGGAGCTCATTAAGAAATTGCAGTCGAATTTGTCCCGGGATTTTTGCCCCAGCATTCAGGTAACTGTAGTAAAGTTCATCCAACTCAACTTGCAGTTTCTGTGCGGTCGAAGCAATGTGCACCTGAACGCGCGCTTGAAGAAATCCACTTCCTGCAGCGGTGATCCCTTTCGCGGCACCCAATGAGCGAGTGCCCGAACTACCCGCCAAATCGCCAAGTTTTCGCGCAGACGCGAAGATACTATTCTTCAATCTGGTAAGAGGGTTCCACGCAGCGAGGAAATCAATCACCGATCCCGACACCACTCCTCGACGGTATAGTCTTCCGGGATCATTACGTTTAAGAGAACTAGCACTTATACTATCATTGCCCGCTTCAAGGTTCCGCGGGGAAACTACAATTCCTTCGGCGGTATCTGCAGCACGATGCAATTCATCTACCTGAGCATCCAATTTCCCAGTTTCATATGCCTCACGTAATTCCTTCAATGTCGCTATATTAGTGTTTCGAGCGCCGAGGAGGGAGTCATCCACCGGACGAATTTTACCCATATCGTCAAGAGGGATTAAAACGTAAGTGCCGGACTCCTTGGTAATTCTCACCTGACGTCCATCGGGGAATTTCCCCACACGATAGGCACTACTTGTCAATTTGCCCTCAGCGTCAAAAGTGCCCTTTACAACTGCGAAGGGCTTTCGATCAAACGAATCAGGGTCAATTGTTTCCCGTGACAACAACTCCTCGTTCGGCACAGCTACATTTCGTTGAATAGGATCGGAGGCTTCAGGATCGCGCGGAACAGAAGTCACTTCCCCTTCATCCAGTTTAATATTCTTCCCATCCTCAGTCTGCACAATTACATCTTCCGCTGAGCGGTAAGTAATTGTCGCCGCCGTAGGCTCATCCCCTGCGCGATAAACAGTAATCTCATCCCCAACTTTCGCCACGCTAGGGTCAAACTCGGGCAACACTTGACGCTGAATGGTTTGAATATGCAGCGCGGTTTTTTCGCCCGTGGCGGGGTTGGTGACGGATATGGCTGTTATGCCACGTTGATCCGCCATATCTGAGGCCGCACGAGAAAATTGTTTCGGGTGCATTTGCCTACCGGCGGTGCCCAGTAAACCCCCTAGAACTGTTCCGGCGCCAATATTAAACATAGCCTCAGTAGGGGTGCGAGTTTCTTGCAGTCCAAATAATATACTCTCCTGCGCGGACATAGCCGCGCCTGCAAGAAGGAATGCCTCCGTAGCACCTTTAATCCCCTTTGCCGGGCCAACAAACGGTATCAAGGACAAGGGAGAAATTGCTCCGCTAATCGCGGCTGCAATAAACCCAGTGACTGGATGCGCAGCAAATATCTCATTCGTTCGTTGCTCTCTGGCGATGGTTTGCTCAATCTGATCAAACTCTCCTTGCGACTGTGCACGGGCCAATTGATTACTATACGCTGAGCCAAAAGAACTCGCATCCAACGCATCAAGGATTTTGAATTCCGGGTCGGGTTGGTAAACCGGCCGAACCGTTGCCATGGCAAGGTTGAACATATCGTTTTCCCGCTCGATCCCTGCGGTGATGATCGAACCTTCTACTGGGGCGGGGAGCGCCTCTCGAAGCTGCCCGGTCGGTCCGGCAGCCAAGATAGGATTAACTTTTACATCAGTCATTATCAGTTCCCTTGTGAATCAGTAATGGTAATTTTCAAAGGTGCGCCGGCCCCACTCATGCCGAGAACGGGCGCAGTTGAACCCACTCTTGGGGGAATTTCTCCCTTGGCCTCAGCCAGTTCCTTATTAAGCCTCGCAAGGTCGTTCTCCAAAAGTTGCAAATATCCGGGATCAGTGCTGCCTTTAGGGTGAGCGAGGTCTTTCATAGTCTGATCACGCTGCCTAATCAAAGTAGCCACATTCATCGCCTTACGCATTGCCGGGAGGGAATCTTCAAGTTGCTTAATCCGTGCAGAGATTGCCGGAAGACGGGGGTCTTGGCTACTATCCACCGACATATTCCCAACGATATTTGCTTGCTCCTGCATAAGATCAACAATTTCCCTTTGAGTAGTCTGCTCCTTTGCCTGAAGGTTAATTGTAATCGCTTCCGCCTGGCGCAACTCGAGCATTTCTGGGGTAGGTGCCGGGCGGAAATGCCGCACCTCGCCATCAGGAGTTTTCTCCGGGACAAGCTCGCCAAAGTCATTCTCAGTCCAAATGGCGAAGGAAGTTGGCTGGCCGATAACTGGGGCATCCGGAAGCACGTTGAAAGACCTATCATCAGGATAGCCCAATTCTTGCCGAAGAACTTCGTCAATTTCCTCCGGACTGTGGAAGGCGTTCGGATTGTTAGGGTTGATATATCCCGCACCGGGGGAACTCGGCCCGCCGGCCATTAAAACATTCCCCCCACCAACAGTTTCCTTCACCCAGTTAATAGACATAAGTTTCGCCGCAGCGCTGATAGCGTCATCTTTCGACAATCCCCGCGAGCGTCCAAGAGTATACAAACGATTGAAATCACTAAAGAACAGGTCACGTTGAGCGGTAGCTTTTGGCAGGTCCGCTTGGTCAAGCGGCGTCCAGTCATCCATTGCGTTAGCAATTACCGATTCAGGAATATTCGACAATTCCTTACGCGCGATCGCAGTAGCGGCTTCTATGCGCGCCAAGCCTTCGGGACTGGTAGATTCATTAAACTTATCTAGCGCCATTTGCTTTTCGTTAACCGGGGAGTAGCGGGTGGCAAAACTCCAATTAACTGCATCCTCCACCATTCCTTTCGGTAGCACCCCGGCGAGTCGGTCGTTTTTATTCATCATAGTCGCGAGCAAATCAAGCGCATATACCTGCTGTTGCGGCTGGGCAGAGTTGGCCATGCCTTGAATGAAGTTGCTAAGATTGTCGGGGAACAACCCACTACCCGCGACAGCCTGCGCCGCACGTTCAGCCGCACCGGGGTCCAGGTTTCTCAAACCTTCCAGCACTCCACTTTGCACAAAATAATCTCCTATGGCTTGCTTATTTTCCGGCGTATTGGCGATGGGAGCACCAGTGGTGAGTGCAGCGCCGACGGCCAGTTGGGCATCATCCCGCACCTGCAACTTATCCCGCTCGCGAATGAATTCCGCTATTGCAGTCGGAGGAAGTTGATTAAGACTAATTGCACTTTCAATTGCATTTTTCGCGTCTAGACCACTTGCGGCAATCATGTTCCGCAATTGCGTGGCAGTGTCCTGTTGTTGTGCCGCTATAGCCGTTTGCCGCGCAGTAACGATGTCTCCAGCTTGTTTATCGAGTTGCAGTTTATCTTCGTAGGAAAGTTCCGCATACTGTGGGTCGTTCCATACATCGGGTATGGTTGGGGCATTTCGTCCCCCAATGGCCTCAATATGCCAATCTTCCCCGGGCACCGGGAAAGTGAAACCAGCCTCCTCCGCGTGATCGTGCACCCATTGCTTCGCTTCGGGGTTGGCGAAACTCAAGTCCGCAGCCCGACCAAGCTCATGTTGCGAATGTCCGGGTTTCGCTACTTGGTGGCCGGGAAGATCGGCTCGACCATGGGTAGCTATTGCCCGGTCATAAAGCTCTTGCTGATGTGCGGGAGAACGATCGCCGGAAATAATCCCCACTTGCGCTTGAATATCCGGAGGAGCGGAGTAGATAAACCGTGCAAGGCTGTCGCTGAAATTCTGGTCAATAGCGAGGGATTTCTCCACCTGCCTACCAAAGGCAGTTCTAAGGAACGATCGGCGGTTATTCGTGCGCACCTCTTCTTTAAGTGTATCAGGCAAGTTCGTTAAATCCAGTGCACGATCAAGCATCGTCATAGCATCGTCCGGGGCTATATCACCCTTATGGACTCCTTTTAGAATTATATTCGTCGCTTCGTCTACCGACTTGGCCTCAAAATTTTGCCGTTGAGTGAATTCCTGCAAAAACATCTGAGTAGTGTGCTTCTGCACCCAATCTTCAGTTTGCGCTGCCATTTCTTGTCGCACTTTTTCATCCGGAATGGCTGCGAGGAACGCCTCACGAGTGGAATTAAGATGCTCCTCGAAAGAATTCGTCAAACCTTGGCCGCTCTCCGGGGCATTGTTAATCGCGTCAATTGCATCCCGGTTCCATGCGCCGTTAAGCCGCGTCGCAGCCATAGTTGCATCAAAGCGCGATCGACGAGTTTCCTCCTCCTGCTGCGCCAGTTGAATAGCTTCTAGGCTTTTATCATAATCCTCGAAGGATGTTGCGAGACCCTTGAGTGCCCTACCGACCCCCGCGCCAAAGGCATCTACAGTTACCTTAGGGTTGGAGTATTGTTGAGGAGTTCCAGTAAGTTTCACGCTTCCAATAGCCATAATATCTACCCCACAATCCCTGCCGTGCCAATTTTTCGTGCAGTCTCTTTCTTCACCTTGGTCGCATTAGAGACGAGACTGGTGCCTACATCAAGCGCGCCGCCAACTGCGCCAAATAGTGCTTCCGTGCCGAAGGCGCTGGCAGAGGAAGTAAAATCAGCAGCTTGTTGACGGTAGGCCGCCGCTTCAGTAGCACCTCGGTAAATTGTATATCCCCGGTCTCTTGCGGCCAGTCCCAAGGCCGCTCGCCGTTTAAGTCCTTGAGAGCCGGTGTCAAGGGTAAGCCCCGATGCACTCGCTTGGGCAATAATGTCGCCAATTTCCCCCCGAGCAGCGAAATCCTGATCTTGCGCCGCGATTGCCGCTTCCTGCGTCGCCCGCTTAGCATTGTTCTCCGCGATAATTGCATTATTTGAGGCAACTTTGGCTTGATACAGTGCGGAAGTTACCGCAGATAGTGCGCTCACAACGGCAGCAGCGGGGCCCAAGAAAGCCATTAGTTACTCCATTCATAAACAACTCGATCGTCAAGTTGCTTAATTTCCTTAAACCCACACGCACGAGCGAAATGAGCACCTACAGCATCCCCCCGAACTACTTCGCACATGGGAGTTTGGTTTAGCGAATTAATGTAGCTTCGGGCCAACAATAGCGCCTCTTTAATTTTCCCTACCCCATTAGGTTTGCGTTTCGGCACCAACCACAGATATACTTTCGACGCGACAAAAGAATTAGAAATTTGTCCCCCGTAGGCGACTACTTTCTTCCCATCCATTACAGTGAAAAACTCGTGACTACGGGAAATCAATTCTCCCGCATCCTTAGTGGAAGTCAACCTTTCGATTTCTTCCGCAACTTTTGTCTTGAACTTCGCGTGTCGGGACAATTCCATTAATCATCTCCTAGATTAACGTCATACACTAGACTGAGAATAGTTGCTGGGAGTGGATACCGTTGTTCGAAACAGATAGCTCCCTCCGTATCCCAAGCGCCATTTATCGGAATGTAACTCATATCTTGGCGCAAGGCTAGTTCTTCTCCCCAATCTTCATCCGAGCGATCCTTCATTTCAACCATATGGACGAAGTCCGTGCCGAAGGCCAGCCCACGAGTGTTCCGCACTCTAACGGCGGCACCAATTATGTCCTTCCGCCTACCATCACTTTGAACAGTGCGCAGGGTAACTGGCAAGCTTTTCCCCCGACAACTATATCCTAGGCCAACTTTAATTTTAGTCACAGGTTGAGTCAGGGTAACTTTTCCATTCGCCACAGTCTGGGCAAGAAAAGCATCCCCATCCGCGAGCACAGAGACTTTCTCGCCTTCAAGGTGCCATAGCCCAGAAATCTCTGTAATCGGTGTGCCAATTTGCCATTCACCGGAGGGAATTTCCTGCGGAATGTCATCAGTTTCCGGCACGATTAATGTCATATCCCGTAGGAAAGTTACCTTAACTTCCGTAGAGGAAACATAGGTGGAAACTTCCGCCTTTCCGCCGCCGAAGTAAACTATATCTCCGACATTGCCGGCGGAAAAAACTCCGATGCTGGTAGTTAAACTTACATCCGCTCCAGTGATAGCGGAGGGGGTTAACGTAGCATTTGGTTCGGTGAGAGGATACTCCAATCCGCAGTCAACACACCAGAAATTCTCAAGAAGTGCGTGTTCACGGGATTTTACTCGCTCAATTACTTGAACCCAAACACCATTAAGTTTGCGTTTCACAGTCAGATACAGCACGTCATTCCCATTTTCCGTGCCTGCGCAACAATCAGTAAACAACCCCTGCGTCCAATGTTGCGCCCAGCCGAAAACTTCCTGCTCCCGATCATAGGTAACTGTAACCAACGCTCCATCCTCCCGTAGGCAATAGAGCAACTTATGTGGTTCCTCTACCCATGCGAAACGCGTAACACGTCTCCCCTCGCGGAAAAGGTGATTAGACAACACGGAAAGGTCTTGGAGTTTAAAGGTATTGGTGTATTCGGTATAAAGCATCGCGTTGACGGAACTGCCCTTATTGCGAGCGAAAACTACATCAAGGTCGATCGCTATAGGCGCAGCTTCCCCTGCACCCCGATAAGCCTGCGGTTCAGCGATAGCGTTCACCCCTGAGACGGCTTTGCCCTCCTCCGCTCGAAGAAGCGTTACAGAGTTCTCAGTAAAGATCAATAGACCGAAACGAAGCGCGAGCAGGTGCAGGATTGGTTTAATCTCCGCCGAGTCAATAGTAAATTCATATCCATCCCCGGCGTTGAGGATGGAACTTGCGTCCATGTTATCCAGTTCACCGGGGCGCGAAGCAAAGATAGTCATGGGGAGATTATCCGTCCCAGCGTAAATTCCACGTTGTTGGAATATCTTAAAGACGCGAGGATTATTACCGGAAGCTGCGCCAATCGTTGCCGTTGCGGTAGCTAAAGTTCCTCCGCCGGTGAAGGAAACTACTGGGGCGGAATAGTCATTCCCCCCGTCTACCACTACAACAGAAACGATTTCCCCAGCGGCGTTCACTACCGGATAACCGTCGAACCCTGATCCAGTAGGATCGGTAATAACCACCGTAGCAGATTTCGCATACCCACTTCCAAGCGCAGTAACCTCTACTCGCTCGATTGTGCTATTCGCAAAGGGGTTATAGTAAATTGGAGGAGTTTTAGTAAAATCGGGCGTGATATTTGTGTCAACGAATTGCGGGCCGAAACTATGCCCAAGGTAGCCAAGTTCTTGCGCGAGGGTAATGTCCGCACCAATGGGCAGGAGCAGAGAACGATAGATGTAGTATTCCGAAGCGCCAACTAACGCGTCCCAAGTAATTTTCATCGAGCCTGCGGTAGTGCCGTAATTGATTGTAGTCTCAGTAATCGCATAAGCGGAGGCGACTGTTTCCTTCCCGTCAACAATGGCGGTAACAGCAAAAGCTACACCGGCAGTTCCGGCGGCACTTGGGGTTAACATGAGGCCCGTCGGCGCGGAAAGTGCGCCGCTAGAAATAATTGCTGAAAGAGTCCAATTCGTATCCGAGACGTAACTCAATCGCTGCCGAGGGTAGGAAAGATTCGTTAGCACAATATCATTATATTGTTGCTCGGCGGACAGGCCAGGCAGGTCGGCAGCGGCATAGGGGGTGCTTATTCGGACAATCTTTGACACCGCACCACCGGAAATATAGGCGCTGTAGCTGGAATAATCCAAAACTAAGCCATTCGGCAATGCAAGGGTGAAGGTATTTACGTCGGTCACGGTGATTTCAAAATAACGGGAGTTAAATTCCGTCGCCCCGACAACATCGGAAATAAATACCCAATCGCCAGAGGTGTAGCCGTGTCCGGCAACGGTTACAGTATTCCCCACAATGTTAGTGATAACTTGTGTTGGATGCTGCAAGTAGCCGCCGTTACGAAAAGGCCTGCAATACCCGTCGCCAAAGAGAAGGAAATAGTCATCTGTCGTCGCGCGAAAGCGAAATAGCTTCACCGGTTTGCTGTCGGCTTCAATGGGCGCGCAAAATTCTGTTCCAGCGCGAGATGAGACACCGCCCTGAGTGTTGACGAAGAAATTATAGGATAACTGCAGGCCGAGGTCGTATTTCGTCAAGTCCGTGCGACCATAGAAATCTGGACTAACTTCCCCAGCCACAAAAGCGTAATTAGTTTTTTGCTGAATTGGCATTATGCGCCTATTGCGGAGAAGGATTCATAAGGCCAGATAAACCGCGCACCAATGGGGAGAGAGTCGAACCCCCGAACATCTATCCAGGAGGGCAATTGAGCATAGTTTTCATCACTTTCGTTAGCAACCTCAGTCTGTGCGAGGAGCACTGCTTCTGTCGCCCGTTCGCGCATTTTCTCCGCGAGGGTAGTCTTACCCGTCAACGGGAGCGCCAATGCTGCAGCGAGGGAATACACAATAGCGGTAGTCAAACCTGCATCCCACAGAGTTACATCAGTTTGCAAAGAGGTATAATGCAAAATGGTATTTTCCTCATCCGTGAAAATTGCACGTTGAGTTTCCCAGAGACCGGCGGTAAAACGAGCGTAGCTGACAAGATTTCTTGGGGCGAGCATATCTGAGGGAGCGGCATATACAAAACGCCAAGTAGGGGCGGGGTCGGTGATGACCCAATCTACACCCGTATCGCGCTCGGCCAACACCGCCAGCCGAGCGTAACTTTTAGTTGAAGGCCACGAGGCGGCTTTAAGCACACTATCGCGAACGAGAGGGAGCCAAAGCCGACAAAGGTCAGCCTCCCGGCCAGTTTCCGTTTCCAAGGAAATACTGCCACGAGACCCAATGGCGGATAGCGCAAGGTTCCAAACAGTTACTACGCTACTTACCATCATTAACCCCTAGTTACTTCGTGGTCTTGGCGGCAGCCGGCTTCCCGGCCGATTTATCGCTTTCCACCAGTTTCGCAGAACTTGGTGCGCCGCCTTTCGGGAAGGACAGGATGTCACCGACAGTATGCATCCTCATTCCATCCCAGTATCGACGGCGAAGCTGATACTGGAGAAGTTCTTCCTCAAGCATTAGTTGTTACCATCAGGATAGGCTTTCCAGCCCGCAGGGTCCATCGTCAAGAATGCGTCGATCTTCCCAGCGGTGAAAGCAGCAACTGCGGTAGTTTGCAGAATGCCGAGATAGCGTTCATAAGCCGTCCCTTCGCGTGGCAAAGTGGCGACTAAGATGGACTTCCCGGCGGTCATATCGGCTTTGGCGAACACCGGAGAAGTGATATGCACCGAGGCACTACCATCCGTGGCAATTGCCGCCTGAGCATCCGAGACGAGGGAGAACGACGCAGTAGCTGCGCCCCCAGAAGTGGCCGCCGTATCCACTTGGATTACGAGATACAGGGGGTTGCCCTGGCCCAAATCCCGCACATTCTGCAGGTCAATCACATCGCCGACGAGGTAGTTTCCCGCCGCCCCTGTGTTGAGCGCCACAGATTTGGCGAAGGTATTAAGACTATCAGTGATCATGGAGAAAGTCTCCTTTGAGGTTGAGGGAAGTAGGGTCAAACGGCCCTACAATTAAACGATACGCGCTTCGTCAACGGCCAAAGCATCCACCCGGCGCATCGGGAAGCCCGAGGGGGACATAAGCGTCTGACGGCCCCCAACATCTTCCCATTGCAAGGTGGAACTGGCCAAGCCCGCTGCCGCTTGCTGCCGGACTTTGGTCCGAACGCTCCGGTCCATGTAGTAGGCGAAGCGCGCACCGGAGAGGTTCGGAATCAATTCCTCAGCCTCAAACATCAGTTCCGGCAAGTTCGCGCCGGTAGCCGCGTCAGCAGTCAGGGCACTCCGGTCGATGTTTGCAATTCGCACCACGAACCGCCAGTCCCGAACAGTGAGGCCCAAGTCCCAACGATAGTGGGAACGATAACCTTCGTAGTTACCGGCCGAACTGGTGATGGTAACTTGACCCTTGTCCGTCATTTGCAGCCCGGCGACCGAACCCTTCGGGTAGATACCGTGGACGGTATTCGGTCCCCAGCCAACTAGCCAGATCGAAGTATTATCGGTGCCGATCCCGCCCGCGTCGATAATATTCTGGCCATTTTCCGCGGACAGAAGGTTGAACCGCTTGTTGAACCCGGTAAACTTTTCCGGGGCGAGCGACTCATCGCCAGTGAACAAAGTAGCCGCCATTTCCTGCGACATACCCGCGATGAAGGCGCGATCCTCGCTCAAACGGTAGGCAGCGGTGTTGCCGTTAAGGTCAGCAAGGGCTTTGTCGATTTCCGCGTATGCTTCCAGCATTCCGCAGGAATCAGTAATCTGCGCCCGAGTCGATTTGGTCGGCTGCACCGTTCCATAGTATTGCCGCCACGTAGGAGTCGGGTAGCCAGTCCGAATAGTCGATCGATGTCCCGTGGGGAGGTTGCCCTCGATAACAGTCATATCATCGAGGATTTCGTTAGTCTCTTTCAAGATTTCCGCCACTACATCGATGCTACCATCCGGCGCCATGGCCTTAGTAACGTCGAGTAGAGTGGGATTCGTTGTGCCAAGAGTGGCCATAGTTTACTCCTTAATGCCGCCGAAAAGTTTATCGGCTTGTGAGAGGGCGCCTTTCGGAGGGGTGCCGCTGATCGGGGCACCTTCGACGAGGCCTTTAGTTGCCGCGAACAAAACGCGGATGATAGCAGGATGATTGCCTGCGCCGGTGAGGTCCATAGCTTCATAGAACGCCTTGTCGGCGCCGATTACGTCAAGACCTCGCTTGATGGTAGAAAGCGTTTCGGGCAATTTGTCTCCGCCAATATCGGGGAGTGCCTTGGCGTCCTTCTGCCACTGGGCTTGAGTTTCAGTCCATAGCGTCTGCGCCGCAACAGTTGCAGCCTCATTGGCTTTAAGGGACTCGGAAACTTGCAAGTCAACCAGTTTTTGTGCAAGCTCTGCGCGGGACAGGGCTTGGTCATTCATAATGGTCAGGAAAGCCTCGACGGTTTCCGGCACCAATTCTACCCCCTCAGGGGCTTTAATTGCATCGGGTTGCAGGGCGGTGAACTCTGCCGTAACAGGAGACACTACGGTTGGCTCACCGCCCACCTTCTCCGGCGCACCCGCAACGCCAAGAAGGGACTCGGAAGGGGCTTCGACAGGAGCCGCCTCAGCTTTAGGCTCAGCGACTTTGGGTTCGGCAACGGCGGCGCCGGTTTCCCCAGCAGCTTGCCAAACGATGTTATTGCGCATCAGCGCGATCGGATTGTTCATTTTGATCCTCCAGAATCAGTGCGGGGTATAGGGGCGGAGCGTATTCGAGTATGGTGGAGATAAGTTCCATTCCCGCTTCATGGCGACCACAAAGCCGGGCCATCTCAAATTTATTACATGAGTAGGGGGTAGTGGTTATCCCAAGAGAATTTAACAAACTACGGACAAGGAAGCGGAGATTGACGGAATGGGCAATTTCATTTACCGCTTCCCGCATTCGGGAGATGTCATACTCGGCCCAATCTTCTGCAGTCTTCAGTTTCGCGGCCATACTCTATCCCCTTCCTCCCCGCAGGATAACATGTTTACAAAATCCATGCAAGCCCCCTATTGCGTCAGCGCCTGCAAGGCATTTTGCCCACCACCAAGGTCGGCCTCACTAAGCACTTTTGCGCCTTGCGCCAACTGTCCACCGATAGCCGCCGTTTGAGAAAGTGCTTGTTGCTGAGCGTCGGCCCGAGCAACGGCAGCAACTTCTTCACGGCTATTCATCCCCTTTGGTTTGATGCCGATGTTTTCGGCGTAGTCGCGGAGAAGTTCCTCTACATTCGGAACACTGTGGACTTCCGGGTAAGCCCCGAGGAGTTGGCCTGCTACCTGCAGGAAGCGTTCAATGGCAATATTGCCAGAGGCCTTCTGAGCATCGGAGAGGATGCTTACATACTGGACTTCGATTTCGGTATCGACCAACTGGACGGGTGGTTCGGGCAACAATCCCGCCCGCTGGGCGATGCCAAAAACACGCTTCAGTGCGGGGTCGAGGCCCTCGTTGTAGAAGCGCTCGAGGACAGGGCCGAGGTGGATCAACTTCTCCTCCCGCCTAGCGTCGATTTCCGTGGCGCTACGAACCGTTTCCAATTGCGAGATCATATTGAATAGGTGATTATGGCAAGTTTCCCGAATGCGACTTTGCAACTGTTCGATGTCGCGGGCTAACTCACCAAAGGGAAGCTGCACACGATAGGCTTCTTTGGCACCAAAGTTTTGCGAAGCCGTAGCGGCATAAGTAATCCCATTTGCACCGAGGGCTTTCGGACGATTGCGCAGTTGTTGATCAACAATCAGCGGAGGGCTGACCATTTTTGCCAACCCACTGGCACGTTGGAGAAGCATCTCCTGTAACTGACGAACGTCGCTAAGAGCGTCCATGGCGGGGGAGGTGCCGTAACTGTCGTCACCCAGAAGTTCCCAGCGAGGAGTAATGGTAGGCCATTCATACAGCGGACGGACGGCGAGGTATTCCCCCTCAGTGGCGCCAACTTCCCAGAAGCATTCGCGCCATTTCGACGGGGCCGAAAGAAGGGAATCGTTCGGGTTCACCTCAATCAAATGGGCAATTTCGATTTCCTTGAGCAAATTTTCCCCGCCGGACTTGAATAACTGGCGGGTGTTTTCACTAAGCGCATCCTCACCGAAATCACCGACGAGTTGCTCGACAGTTTTGACAAATCTTCGCCCATGGCGATTTACCCGTTGGGTTTCGTCTTGGGTTATGTAGAACTCGCCGAGGGGATAGTTATAGCACCGCAAAACGTCGTTGAAATCCTCGTAGATTGCCATAGAAGCGGTGCCAAAGGTGCACCATTCGAGGTAAAGCACAGCCATGGAATTATAGAAATTGCTTTCGGAAAGAATTAACATGATGCGGCGAAGAGTTTCATCAGTCCAGATGTTTGCGTCACGAGAGGTGCTCGCCTCGTCAAAGCCAGCTAGGCGCAAGCGCACCCAAGGGCGGGAAGGAGAAGTGATACCGTTCATCATCCCCGAAGCGAGAGTGCGCACCGCAAGGGTGGAGGTGGAGTCGAGGAGTTTGTGGTTTCGTCTATCCGCGGTGCGAACTTCCCGTTGGGTCATAAGCCAAGGGTATCGGCGGGGGAGAAAATAATCGGAAATTTCCCGCCAATGAGGGAACCAGTTTTGGCGTTCCGTGTCCATTGCGGAGAGGATGCGCTTGTGTTTCCGCGCTATCTCAAGATTGGCTGGGCCGACTCGGGCCATCACACGCCTCCGAGAAGTGAGGGCTGGCCGACAGAACTCTGCGGAAAGCCAATAATGGGATTGAGAAGTTTATTCGGACGCTGACCCATACCCGCAACACGAAAGCCTCCACGGGTGAGGAAACTAGCGGAAGTTGGGGAATTCGGCGGAGGAACTATCTTCGGGGCTTTAGGCATAATTCATAGCCTTTCCATAAATGGGATGTTCGTTAGAGTAGAATTCCGCGTTGCCCGTAGTTTCCACATCAAGGCTGGCGTAGGCGAAAGTGCAGGCGAGGGCATCGGCGAGGTCGGGAGAAGGAATACCTCGACGGCGTAAGTCCTTCTTAGACTCGAGTTGAAGGTAGTCCTCACGGGAATAGGTGAAGGTCGGGCCGGAAAGTTCAATAGGGAAGGGAACTTCCGTCATAGGGGTGCTATCGACGATGCAGCCCTTGGCGAGCCAAGCGCGCATGGCCCCCCAGATTTCTGCGCGCTTATTGAGGTATTTTGCAAGAGCGTCGTTCGGGTCGGAGTTGTCCGATTTCGCACCGAAGGTTACTTCGGTCACGGGAACGCCGAGTGACTGGAGTTGATCCACTACCCCGCCGCCTACTCCGCCGCCATCTACAAAAACTGACACGGCATTCGTTTCCATATACGCGTCGAACACGCGATTGGTAAGTTGAATGGTGGAAAGGCCACGATAAATGCGAGGGGCGATGGTGCGCCCGTCACGACCACGGCGGAAATAAATAACCGAGGCGTCGTCGCCAAATCGTGCCACATCTACACCGAGAACCACTGGAGCCGAATTGTGTTCGGGCACCTCCCGCAGAGTAGCCTCGCGGGCAAGTTCGAGAGAAATGAAACTACTCGCATCAATTCGCGGAAACTGCCCTCGGACGCGAACACGAACAAAGTCATGGTCCTCGCCGTAGTCGGTGATCCAGTCTTCGATCTGCCGCTTGTTGGTGATCGAAACGTCCCTTGCGTCAATTGCCATTGAGGACCAACGGTGAGCAAATTTACCCCCCTCAAAGCACTCACGGAAGCGCCCGGAGTTTTTCGTAGGGTTGCCAAAAGCACACCAGATGATTTGGGTGTTCTTATCGGTGAGCGCACCCTCGGTAGTTTCCCAAATAGGATCGGCAATGGCGGAGGCTTCGTCAAAGATTATGATGATGCGGCGACCTTTGTTATGCAGCCCCGCGAAGGCTTCCATGTTCTTCTCACTCCATGGCACCATGTCGATACGCCAAGTTTTCTCATGGTCGGGGTCGATGCTAAACCGCGCAGTAGCGGTCATACGGAACAGCCCCTTGGTGAGGGAAAGTCGGTGCCATTTTGCGAGTTCCGCCCACGTTTTTGTCTTAAGCTGATTCTCGGTGTTCGCGGTAACGACGCCTTTAGTATCCTCCATTGTGGATTGCGCCCAATCGAGAATCCAACTGACCAATGCGGACTTGCCGATACCGTGACCGGAAGTTCGGGCGAGTTGGATCGGGGAGGAGTCGGTATCTTGCTGAGAAGTGTGGGCTAAGGCTACAGCTTCCTCTACAGCAATAACACCTAGGCCCAACTCTATGAGAATCTGCCGCTGCCAGGGTTCCGGGCCGAGGTAGTCCTCGAGTTCGCCCGGTTCCCCCCACGGGTAGGCAAAAAGAACAAACCCCAACGGGTCGTTGGAATATTCCGCTAGGGCTAGGATGAGGTCATCGTGGGTGGACGAACTCATTCCGCTACTCCTTCAATCGGTGTAATATCTCGCATAGCAGCGACCCGCTTCCGGGCCTCGGTCATGCGATCCGCCAAACCCACTCGCACATCAACTTCCGTCTTCATGCTGGGGCCGAATCCGCTCCGATCCAGTGCCATCTTGGCGATTTCCATCAGCTGCCCAAGGGAAACATCCTCCGGGTCATCTTCCAGTCTTTCGCGAATTTCCTCCACTGCATCGAGGCCGAGTTCCGCCAGCGCCACTTTATGTTCCACATAACGCTCATTATTGACGTCACGGTAGAACTCAACTAGTTCCTTGAAGGCCCGATCGGCCTGAAGGACGCTAACGCGAGAATTACTATACCCGCACATTAGGCCTGCGGTGCCGGGAGCCAGTCCTTGCGCCAGCATTTTGGCCAACGCATGGTGCCGCTCCCGGAGGCGCTTAATTTCCGGCGCCCTGCTCCCCCGTTCCACGGCGAGGATTGCCAACTCATCCTCACCTAACTCCCGCGTATCCCCGACGGTGAGTTTTGCCGCCCGCCCAACCGTGCGCAAATCCAACATATCAGAGGTAAAATCGTGCATGTAGTGGACGGTTCCTTTCGCGGCTATTTTACCACCGGGACCGACGATTGGCAAGGGCGAAAGCGCAGGGCCGTTTGCACCATACAGTAAACACGGTTTAATTGCCATACTCTACAAATTGACTCAACTAATTCTTAGAGAGCCATATCGTAAAAAATAATGTAACTAATTCTTGGGGCCTCTCCCCGCGCGATACACCCCCCATGCAGCGAACCCCCCGGGGTGGGCACGACGGGAATGAGGCGCAAGCCGATTGCGGACGGGGATTGCTGATGCAGGCGGCAGGGGAAAATAAATTTCCACGAAGGGCCACAAAGGGATTGACTTTCTTTGCGAGGGGTATATATTCGCGTCATGGCATAATCCCGCGCCACACAATGAAAGGTCCAATACAATGTCGATTGATATGTCTATGACGGAGGCCACCTATACGGTAAAGTGCGATGGCACGCCGTTGGTGATCAATCTTGAAAAGATGCACCCGAGCTATGTCGCGGCAATCATGCGCAAAGGGATTCAGCGTTACTTCAATGACGAGTTGAACCAGCTCAAACCCGCGGTGAAGCTTGATGCGTATCGGATCGAATTACGTAAGGCGCATTCGGGTGAAGCATTACCAGAAAAGGTGCGCAAAGAACGTGGCACCGCCTCGACAATCGACCCGATTGCCAAGCGGGCACTGACCGAGGCCAAGCTCGATCTGGGCATTCGCTTCTCTACCGCGCTTGGGCTTGACTTGACAAAGGCGCACAATGCCGAAGAATGGGTGAAGGAGCCTCGTGCCGCGAAATACTTCAAGTTGATTGTCAAGCGGCACGTGTGGGTCGATAGCGAGGTGACCGCGTTTATCGCACGCGAAAAGGAAGCCGGTGGACGAGACTTCCATCAAGAGGCGGTGGACTTCTATGCGACCGCGCCGAAGGCGACGACCAATTTCTAACCACCGCGACCACACGAAATGAGAATTGGGCGCTAGCGTGGCGCCCTTTTCTTTTGGTGCGAGGGGAAAGGTATGGGCAGAAACGGCATTGGCGAAAATTGCCCATGGCGTAAACGCGGGTCAAGAAAGGCCCTTCCATCGGGCCGGGCACAACCATGCCCGAACACGTGACCTTGCCATTGACGCCCCGCCCATGACCGGCATGACCATATCCCACCCGGTCAGCACCATGTCAATCACGCCACCACCATCGCGCCCATTCGCGCCGTGCCAATTCGCGAGTTTAATGCCTATTGTTATCCCCATGTTAGACCCTACGTTAGCACTTACCAGGTGCCACCTGATCAGATGAAATTCCGTATCACCCCCATACCCTTATCGGGAAGTTTCGTAGGTCTCGCAGGTTTTCGCGAAAAACTTTCCGTTCCGCAGTCTTCCCGAATTCCCGACTCTTTTTCTTTTCAGTTTTAATAATTTTTTTTTTTTTACCTTTTGGTCAAAAACTGAGAGGCCCCCTTTAAGAGAAAGATTGCAGGTTTAAGAACCAGCAAATAAACCTTGTGCACAGTAAGGCTCGCAACCTACAAGCTGGCCCGAAACCCCGAAGACGAGGCATGGGGGGTCGGACGAAATTTGCTTGACCAGTTGGCACGTGATAGGCACTAGCTTAGGTTCTAACGTAAGGTCTAACATAGGGTCTAATTTAGGGTCTAACGTAACGAATTCACCAAATTACCCGCCATTTCACTTTCGCCAGCTTAATGTCATCAGGTTAGATTTGTTCAATATGGTCCGAATGCCTGCAAAAACCACTTGCCATTCGAATCGGGTTGGCGTAAGATGTGGGTAAGGGGCAAGAATATTCACTCGGTCGTCACCCCTTCGGCCCAGTCAAAGGATACAATACCATGAACACTGAGCGCATTCCCTTTCGTTTGATCGCCATGCAATGCTGCGGCACGATGATTTGCCACATCAACCATCGTCCGCCCATGTATTGCCCCGAGTGCGGCAAGCGTGTCTGGCCGAATGTGAAAGGCTGGGTCGTCATCAAGGACGAAGATGCCACACTCAAGTATAATGACGCCATCTAGCAACGAAAGAACACCATACCACAATGAAAAACTCGAAAAGCACCACGAAACTCTTCCGGGCGATGCAAAAATTCGCCCATCAATTGCGTATCTGGGAAGGGGAAGAATTGCTTAGCGAAGTTTTCGCCAGATTCCTTGCCAATTTGGTCAAGGAATCTGAGGCGCAACTTTTGCAGCAATGCCATTTCTACGCGGGCAACTTCGGCGAAAACCACTTGAATCAGCAATTGGTGGCAGAAGTTGCCAAGACACTCGGCCCCGATCATGCGAAAGTGCTTCGGAAGTTTGCCAAGGCTGTCTGCAAGTTGGCCTGATTCCAAACTTCGGTAGGAGATGCAAATCGCCTACCGTTCACAATGAGAGGATACCATACCATGACTGCAATTAACAATGACTTCCGGGCTTCAATGGCAACCTTCACGGCAAAACTTCAGAAATGCCGGGAGGAAGAAAATCAAAAGGAAGTCATCCAGAACTTCTATGATATTCTCCCTAATCCGCTGAAAGCCTTGTTCCTTGACCAGTTTCCTTCACACAAGGGCACGGATGGTCCCGACAAACTTCTCGCGTTGGAAGTAGCCGAAGTTATCGGCCCGGCTCGCGCACAAGAGCTCTATCATTTCATCGTGCTGGTGACGAAACTCGCCTAGCCACAGCCCGCAACTTACAGGAAAACCTTACCATGATCTGCAATCTCAATCACATCCCCGGCGAGCGCACCCTCTTTGAGGAACTCGAGGAAATTTCCGACAGTGTCCAATTGGCGGTCTCGCGCGACAAGAATTTTAATTTGCATAGATTGAAAGAATTGACCGAGGAACGTCGCATCATGCGCGGGTATAGCCTGCCACGTGGACAGCATGAAAACTGGGAATAAGAAGGAGGAACATGCCATGACCGCCGTCGATAAAGTCATCGAAAACCTTGGCTCTCTTTCTGCTGATCAGCTTTTGGGCGTTGCTCAGTTTTTGGAAGTCGCTACGCATGGCGGTTTCATTAATGTGAATAATGCGATTATACTTTGTTACTGTATTGAACGTGAGTTGACAGACCGCCGGATAACCAAAGCAATCAAGGAGTGGTACTATGATCAGGACTTCTAACGGTCAACCTTACGATACTCCCGTCAAGTTCACCATTGGGCTCGACGGCCTGATCTACGCAGTGCTGCGGGACGAATACACCGCCGAGGACTACAAAAAAGAATTCGGTGGCGTCCGCCTCGATTGCCTCGGCGGTTTCTTC